GTTTGTAAAGAAGACTGTTATAAGACTCGTCTGTACACAGTAGACAAGCAGTACAACGCCTTTAGATCGAGCTGGATACATGCCTACGGCATGTTGACCCATGCAAGGTTCGGAACCAAGAATTATAGCAAACTGGTTAGGTTTGTGAAATTCATCGGTCAGTTCCTTGACAGAGGGATCACTCCATTGAAGCACGCCTGCCATTTCTGGCGAAGCCGCGCACTCTCTCATCAAGACGAAGTACAGCCTGGTGACATCCTTAGGAAGGACACCACCCCATCTCACCACTTGTTCGTTGCATCTACCCTGTCTCGGGCGATCAGTCTACCGACTGAACACCTTCAACAGAAGGCAGTACAAGAAGCCGTGGATCGATGGACTACTTTGTACGAAGCACCAGAAGAAGGGTTAGCCGAACGCCTAAGGGAATACTCCCGAAGGTTCTTCAGCCGCCAAGCTCCTAATGCCGACGAATCTTCTTCAGCTCTCGCTCCATTAGTCTCTGCTAAAGCCTGTATCGAACGTACAACTAAGGCAGGTGGATGTACAGCAGCTCTAAGAGAACTGCACACCAAAGCACAAAGGTGTCTGTTCGACCGGGCAAACCCAACAGAGTTCGACCCTCTTCCTGGCCAAGAAAGAGGGGAACGCAAGGGTGCTTCTCCAGCAATGAGACTAGAACATTTAGCGCGTATCGCCGAAGGGGCAGCTCGAAAACTCGAGCCGACAACTCCACTACTCGCCTACCAAACCGCACGCTTCTTTTCCAGCAGGATGAATCCCGCAGGAAAGAAGGGCAGTAAGGTGACACTTCTCCCCGACCGTCTCCGACGCAAACTAGTAAAACCAGTCGCGTTAGAGGAGTTAGGGCAGAAGGTCAGAGTAGCGTCGATGCATCCTGCTGCTCTTGCACACTTTTCGCGTTGCATGGCCCAAAGGACCATGCCGCTACTTAAGCGCGAAAGAGTCTTCCGCAAGATCCTCCACGGTGATACTGTCCGCATATCCGGTGTACCCCAGGCTAAGTTATACTCAGCCGACCTTTCCGCAGCAAGTGATTACATCAATCACGAGTACGGTCAGGCTATACTGCTCGGATTAGCAGACGCGCTAAACATTCAAGGTGTTACTCGAAGCGCATTACTCAATTGTCTTGGACCAATGGAACTTGACGACGGTAGGGTGACAAGTAGTGGAGCCCACATGGGACTCGGAACTACTTGGACCGTACTGTGCGTCATGAACCACTGGGCTGCGAGCAATGCCGGACCCACCCACAGTTTCGCAATATGCGGTGATGATCTTATTGGTGCATGGACCAAACATCAGATAGCCATCTATGATGAATCTATCCGACGTCTAGGCCTTGTACTCAACAAGTCAAAATCGTATACCGGAAACCAGGGTGTATTCTGTGAACACCTTATGGTTGAGAGCAAGAAGGGCGTTTTCCATTCTATTGAATTACCGAGATTGGCAGAGATCACCCTCGCCCGCGGACCCTTGGCAGAGTCCAGGCAGGAGCTAACCAAGCTCCTAAAAGGTTCACTTCTCAAACCAACTCGCCAAACAATAGAACTTTCACTCAAGAACATTGCCGGACCCGGAGGTCCAGTGTTCTCAGGCGGAAACGGTACAAGAGCCCGTCCCCTCGATGCGATGTGCTTGTTACAACAAGTACTCACACGAGGAAGGACGAGATGTACACGATCCCAGCCTGAGATAGCCACACTGGCCCAACGTCTCGCATCCCATTCGACGAACACACCCCAGGAGGGTGCTGTCGCCGTCAAGGACGCAGTCGTCTCAGCAATGTGCGCTCTCCGCGAGTCCCAAGTAGGCCTCGGGAAATCAATCATTTCAGACATGATTCCCCGGAACATACAAGCTTACAAGGGTAAAGCAAGGCATCAAAGAGGTTTCAGGGCCCTTCAGCAGCATGGAATACTGCTAAAGAAGGACCAACTCGACAACTCAACGTGGATTTCGGCACCCGAACACGGGAACGCCCCCCTGCTCCCAAAGGCAGGTTCGGTATTTATCGACACGAAGAAGTTGTCTGAGTACTTTCTGGAACTACTCAAAGATGCCAAGCACCTCAGTTGGAGGACGCGCTCTCGAATGAGGAAACGCCTAACAAGTCTTCCTTACAAACAAAACCTCGCAACCATGGCTAGCCTCCTAGAGGAAGCCACACAATCTGTCTCCGGTAGTTGGACCACCGAATCCCAATTGCGTGCCATTTTGCTCGAGTTGG